GCTTAACTTTAATTTACTTGCTTGTTACTGATTAGCTTGTAGCGCCAGCCTCACCAAGTAGACCGCGAACAATAACTAGCCCGTACATATCGGGACGGACCATTTTCTTGCCGTAGCGGGTCATGACGCCCTTACGTGGCACGAAGTCTTCCGTTCCGAAGATTGTGGGGGTAGTCTGCAGTGGTACGTATGGAGCGTAAACATAGCCGCTCTCAAGGAAGCTGTTACCACGACGGCCAACGAGGACCACATTCCGTGGGAAGTATGGGTCAACCCACACATCGAACTTCTTCGAGATAGAGCCAGCGTTCACAGCGCCGACAGTTCCCTTGTCATCATCATGAGTGATGTTGGCACGGAATCCACTGGTAAACTCAAGGATGTTGGCAACTTCCGGTGAGCACACCAAGAAGTTAGCTCCACCACGTAGAGTCTTACGGTGAATCTGTGCAGACACATCGTTAATGGTTTCGACAAGAGTCTCATACCACTCGCTAACGGTACCAGTGAAGTCGGGAGCAGCAGAAGAAGCTCCAATCTCAGCACCAGTGTCCCTGCGAACGAATAAGCCGGGAGAACGAGACCAGTAGTACGTTCCAGCGGAAGCACCCTTAACAAGATCATTCACGATTTCGCGATCAATCTCAAGTGCGATCTGCTCGGAAAGAATTCCGGTCAACTCAACCTCGGCATCCAAGTTGTGATAGGCATTAAGATCCTGTCCCAACTCTGGAGTCCACTTAGCCTTGAGCTTCTTGGTGACAGCGGTAATCGCGATAGAATCGACTTTGATGTCGATCTCGGGAATTCCGGCGTCATTTTCAAGACCCCAAGTGTCGTTTCCGACAAGCGCTCCAAGTGCTCTCTCACCAACATTATCAAGGTTATCCATGATTGGGTAATCGAAGCCCTTTGGCTCTGCACTAGTTGACACAGTGTCATCGGCATATCGCAATTGCTGTGCAAGAGCGAATGCATGACCTGTGGCAGTAGCTCCAGCGCCCGAAGCAGAACCAGTCGACTCAAACACGAACACGAAAGACGTGTTAGCCACATCATGAGGCTCAAGCGCATTTAAACCGTAGTTCTTGGTAGCTGTGCTCGCACCAACCATCGTGGTAAGACGACGATGCTGACGAACATAACCCGAACCAGCGGTGGTGTTAACTTGACCAACACCTGTACCATTCTGAATCGTCATGGCAATGAGGTTGTGCTTATTAAAACTTCCACTATTAATAGCGCCACCGCCGCCAAGAAGGACGTTACCGGGTGCAGTACAAACAACAACAGTCGAACCAGAAAGATCTGGATCGTACTGGCAAAGCTCGCTAAGCGAGGTAGCAGTGCTATCCTTCCACGTAGCAGCGGTGATTGCTCCGGCGGCATCATCAAGGATACCAGAACCGACAACACCAGAAGCGATGGGGACTAGCTGCAGAGGCAACGAAGCCGTAGGAGAACTATAGCCTTGGTTAAGGTTATAGAAGCCCTTTTCGACGTTATCCCCAACGAGGTTAACACCACCAGTCAGCGCAGAACCAACCACGCCGCCACCAAACAACGAATCATCGTCGTTGGCGCCAAGTCTAGGAGCGGTACCGGGTGTGACCTGAAAATCTAAAAAGAAGATCAGACCAGAGGGTAAGCTCATAGGCTGTACGGAAACCAGATCGTTTGCGATTAGGCCTCCAAAGACACGACGGACAATCGGGAACGCAACGGATGCGAAACCTTCAACGTCACTGCCGGCCATAGAAGAAACTTCTCGAAGAAGCTCCTTTGCTTGGTTTTCAAGCAATCTAGCCATGCTAGAACGAGTATGATCATTGTTGAGACCTTCTAAAAGACCGGTGCGTTCCCACTTAGTAAGCAGTGCGGCGCCTTCCTTTCCTAGATCTCTGCTAACAATCCCCTCGGTTAGTTTTTGTAAAACAGACATTTATAATTTACTCCTTGTATGATAATTGTTTTTCACTTTTTGATGCCAGCCAGCAACTTCATTCGACTTAATGCTTTTGCATCAGGTGACGAATTTTGTTTCTGCCTTCTCGGCATCTGAATAGACCTATCTCTTGTTACTGCTTCGCTCAGTGATTTAGGCGTTTTTACAGGCTTAGCCTGTGTGCCCACTGTGCTGAGAAGCGTCTCAAATAGAGCTTTGGCTTCTTCGGGTGAACCGCACTTAGAAATCGTTTCGACAATTTTAGTACGTTGTCGCTCATTCAGGGAGTTGTTAC